TTAAATAATCCAAATCATCAAAAACATTCATTTTAAAGTTATTTTTAATAGACAAAAAAGAACCATAAAACTCTATTCCGTGTATGAAACCATGCCTAGATAACAATTGGCTAGACAAGTACGAGAAAAAACTATCCACATAGGCCGAATTATTGACATCTAGAATTTTTGAATTGACAGATGATGTGGAATTTATGGAAGGCAGATTCATTAGTGATTCATTCGTTACGTCATATTTGCCAATCAGATATTTTATTGGGTCCAATAAAGGCGCCATCTTACAGAAAATGTTCTTGGGCTTGAGTTTCATTTGGTCATCATCGACATTTTTCAATGTACACTTGTAGAAATTTTGATTGCCATCAAAGTTATTAACAACATTGCTAATATAGAAGTTATGATTCAAGTTGATATTATTGGAATTGGATTCATTTAACGTCATTAGTTTAGTATAAATGGGAATATAATTTTGTGTTTGAACTAAATCAAATCTTTCTAAAGATTTGAATAATTCAGTATTTTTACGCTTCTTATAGTTGACTAGATCGTTCATATACTTCGCATTTAGAAAATGTCGAAGGGATTCAACGCAAATAGAATGTAATGTGTGACATAATGCAAAAGTGTAATTGATTGCGTTGAATCCTTTCCACTTTTTCTAAAATGAAGTATATATAACAGAAATGACGTTAGAATTAAAAAGATTTGATATGAAAAATATTAGTTTTAAACCAAATGAAAGCAAGGGACCAGTTGTGGTTCTTATTGGACGTCGTGATACTGGTAAAAGTTTTTTAGTTCGCGATTTGCTATATTACCATCAAGACATACCTATCGGCACAGTGATTTCGGGAACAGAAGAAGGCAACGGATTTTATAGCAAAATGGTGCCAAAACTTTTTATTCACAATGAATATAACACGGCAATCATTGAAAATATTCTAAAGCGACAGCGCTCGGTCTTGAAACAAATCAAAAAAGAGGTTGAAACGTTTAAGCGTAGCACAATTGACCCGCGCACATTTGTAATTTTGGATGATTGTTTATACGATAATACTTGGTCGAGAGATAAGATGATGCGTTTATTGTTTATGAATGGTCGTCATTGGAAAGTCATGTTAATCATTACCATGCAATATCCGTTGGGTATTCCGCCGTCTTTGCGTACAAATATTGATTATGTATTTATTTTGCGTGAGCCATATATCGCCAATCGCAAACGCATATTTGAAAATTATGCGGGTATGTTTCCCACTTTTGAATCATTTTGTCAGGTAATGGATCAGTGTACTGAAAATTACGAGTGTTTGGTGATTAACAACAATGTAAAATCCAATAAGCTACAAGACCAAGTATTTTGGTACAAGGCAGATTCACATAATGATTTTAAATTAGGATCTAAAGAGTTTTGGGAACTTTCAAAAGATATGCAATCTGATGATGAGGATGAAAAATATGATCCAGGAAATAGTAAGAAAAAAGGGGCAGGACCCAAAATTAGTGTTAAAAAAACGAAATGGTAAAAAAGGCGAGTAGTTGAACAGATATCACAATCAAATTTGTATGTATAATATCCTATAAATATTGGAAGCTTTAGCAGTTTTTGTTGGATTGTTGTCAAAAAGAATATTATATACTATTCAATGTATGTATGTAAATGAGTTAAAATCTTGTATTTTAAGTAATTTAATTTATAAATATGGGAGACGACATACATAATGGTCTTGATGATGATAATTTTGCAGAGAAAACAATTATATTTTCAGTTGGACATAGATGTACTTCTGCATCTCTCATTAAAGAAATGAGACATAAATTTGAAACCTATCCATTTGATTGGGTAGTATCAAAATTGGATGTATTGATTCATTGTATCGAAACAGATTTTGAAGAGTACTTACGAGCAGACAATTATGTAAGCGGATATATTGAAACATTCAATTTATGTGATGGCGTTAAAACGCATATTTGCAATGAAATAGTTCGTTATAACAAATATTATGAGAACGAGTATATGTCTGGCAATTCAAAAAATAAAATTGGAACATATGGGATGAAACTTGCGCTCACTCATCATGATATGCGACAAGAAAAAGATCATCAATACTTTCAACGCTGTGTTCAGCGTTTCAAAAAAATACTTGCGCTGCCCCAACAAAAGTTTTACTTGTATGTACACCCTATTATGGGAATGGCTGATTACAAAGAAAATATGGAGCAAGGTGAATTATTGTCTTATTTCAAGGTTTTTTCGGATTATTTGAAAACGAAAACCGCAAATTCTGTAGGTATATTTTTTGTTGTTGTAAAAAATCAAGCACGAAAAGGTAAAGTCGAGGTTTTATCTGAAACCGAAGATGCAATAGTACATACATTGTATGTGAATCAAGATTTGATTGATGGCGGAGGCGTGTATAGTGGCGACTTTTACACAGAACAATACAGAATGTTGATAACTATTGAAGCCATCACTGCAAAAAGAAAAGAATCAGGCAAAAAATAAATATATACAATTTGTCTTTCCATTTTATTATTGTGCAACCTATAAAACAGATAACCTATCGTTATCTGTTTTATAATAATATATTTTTTCTTCCACCCATAATAGTTAAGTAAAAGTGCAAAACAAACCTAATTTATTTTTTTGTTGCAAATGGGCCGCTAATAAGTTCACTTTGTCCATTATCCGACTTGCCAATCACAATATTATCACCTTCGAACAACTCGCTACGAATATCCGCAACTGAAATCTCGCTACCCTTACCAGTAAGGTTCTGCTCTTGTGTATTCGCCAAACCAACACCAATCAAATTTCCTGCGTCATCAATCGTTTGTGTCAAAGTATTGCCACTCTTTTCGGCGTTTTTAATGTTATCTTCAATTGCCTTCTTCTTCGTTTCCTTGAGACGTTGCTCAAATGCCTGCTTGGCATTATCTTCATTCTTGGTCTTCTCGCCCATCAACTTATTCAACTCCTCCTCCATATATTCCACTCTACCTGTCTTGTATGCCTCTGGCTCCCAAGGCATCCACATTCCTACGGGTCCAACATATACATCATGGTGTGGGTCAATTTCGCGCAACATTTTGCATCGAAGTTCTGCTTCTTCGATAGAAGGATACGACCCACGGATTTTAATCCCTCTTGTATGAGTTTGAAAATTATGCGCAATACTAAACGATTTCTCCAAATCCTCTTCGTTTTTATCCACAAATGTCTTGTAATCATCAGACAACGTAGAAGCAGTAATTGACTCCTTTTCTTCTGTGATAAATTCTTGAAAATCCTTCATAACATCATCAAACGTCAATTTATACTTAAACGATGCAAAATTCAAAAACTGCACAAATTTCTCCATCGATTTGTTCAAATCCCACTTCTTTAGGAACTCTTCAAAAAAGAAGATTTCCTTTTGTTTTAGAATTTTTTCAGGGGAAACAAAAGAAACACAAACAAATTTTTGCCCAGCTAGAGGTTTGTCCTCTTCTAGTAAATCAATATATTTAGGATTGGGCTTGCCATTAGGTTGTAGTTTTCTCTCGAATTTAGAATGACTCATTATATTGTATGTTGGATTCATAATTTTAAGTGATTTAATTATTATATATATTTAATGTTTTTTTCTATCTATTTAGTATAATGAATCGCGTATTCGACATTAACGAGTTAGTAAAAAGGATAATAAAATATCTCGTAGAAGGTTTTATGGTCGCTTTGGCGGCATACGCTATTCCCAAAAGGTCTTTGAATCTAGAAGAGATTGGTATGATTGCGTTAACTGCAGCAGCCACTTTTAGCATCCTTGATACCTATGTTCCAGTGATTGGTGTAACTGCTCGTTCTGGTGCTGGGTTTGGTATTGGCGCCAATTTGGTTGGTTTCCCTGGTGGCCTATAAATGCGTTTATTTGTAAGCATACAAGAGAAGGTAAACCTCTAGCAAAATAAATATAATAACACATATTATATTTATAATAGCAAATTAAAATATATTTTACGATTCTTCAATTGTCTATATAGTAGGTATAAATTCCCAGTCTAGTTCCATGCAAATTTTCTTCCAAATATTATCCTGATCGATTCTCTTTTCTCTATCTTTGAGCATGGGAAAGTGTTCAAGGTATTGGCTTTCACCCAACAATTCGCAAAGTTTATAAGCAGTATAATAATAATTTAAAAAGTTGACTCGGTCATCGGGACAAAACTTGGAATACGGCGCCTGCAGCTCCATAAAAAGATTAAAAAGTGTTTCTTCAAATTCAGCTGTCATAACCGGTGGCTTTATGCCCAGTTTGTCTTTGATAAATGGAATATGTTCATAGTATTTATTATATCCCAACTTTTTAAGAATCTCTTTTGTCTTCAAGTTTGTAATTTGTGCAATCGTGGTTCGCTCTTTTTTCACTTGAAGTTTAATATTTTCAATGACTTCTAGCGGGATTTGCGTGGTTTCTTTGCCTTGAAATTGCGCAATAATCTCCTTGAAATGATTGATTCGCTTGTATGCATAAAAACAAACTTCTTTAGGAGGTTCTTTATACGAAGGTTTTTCATTTTCAATCAAATAAGGAATGTGTCTAGAGCATTTATTGCATATTAGCACACCATCATCCTCCAAAGGAATAAGTTCACCAACACGACAATATTGGCAAATATCACATGATTGCACAAACTGATTCACATCAATAAACGCATCATCTATATTGCTTAAATATTTTTGAACTATATTATGATTACTTGCATTACTTGCACTATTTGTGGGTGGATGGTCATTATTAATTTTGAAAAAATTGTTCACTAATTTACTTTTAGAAGTTAATGTAGGCATAATCTCATCTCCTTTAGAAATATTTTTCTTGTTTTCAAAATAATCAAAAATATGTTTCGAATTATCCAACAAATATTCCTTTTTTTTTAAATGACAATTTTTGATGGTTTTGTTTATTTCCTTTAGGCGATCTGTTATGTCCAATTGTTCTTCAATAGATAAAATAATAGTGGAATCAGCCAACCTTTTTTGTAAATTACTACGCTCTATTTTTAATACTGGAATTCTATCAACATCATCTTTAACAAATTCACTCAAATATTCTCGATGTTTTCCATCCAATGTAATGGAACTTCTTTTATTAATCTTGATTTTTTTTGTAGTTTTAGGCTTAAATCCATTTGACATAGTTCTTTATAAAATATCATAATACCTTTTAATTTATAATTTAAGAATATCAATTATTTTATAAGGTGATTAAAATAGATAATATGTTTAATTATGATTTAACTTTTCTGTTTTTCTTATAAAATGGATTTACATATAAATATAGCCGACAAGGAACACAAAGTAGATGTTGTTACTTTCCAAAAAATGTCTTTTATTTATAATGCATTAGAAGAAGGGTGGTCGGTCACCAAGAAACAAGATGCGTATATTTTTTCAAAAAATCATGAAGGCAAAAAAGAAATCTTTTTAGATTCTTATTTACAAAAATTTATGACCTCTAATATGGATATAAATAAGATACTTACGTCATAAAAAGATGTTTATTGATATTTCACAGAGTTTCATTGAATTTAATTAATTTGTATTAAATTTAATTCCAAAATTTTTTTTTCTTTAGCCATATTATAAAATGGGAGGCGGACTCATGCAACTAGTCGCTTATGGCGCACAAGACGTATACCTCACTGGTAATCCTCAGATCACTTTCTGGAAGGTAACTTACAGACGCTACACTAATTTTGCTATTGAATCTATTGAGCAAACTTTCAACGGACAGGCCGATTTCGGTCGTCGTGTCCAGTGCACGATCAGTCGTAATGGTGATCTTGCCTACCGCACTTATCTTCAGGTGACTCTTCCCGAGATCAACCAATTGATGGGTGTTGGAACTTACTCTGTTGCCAACAACACTGGTGTGTATGCCCGTTGGTTGGATTTCCCTGGTGAACAGCTCATCGCACAGGTTGAGGTGGAAATCGGTGGACAACGTATTGACCGCCAGTATGGTGACTGGATGCACATCTGGAACCAACTTACC